TAAAAATGAAAGATTTAAACAAACCAACTTACTTAGATGCTAAAATGGAGTTAGGAACTAAAGTTCAATTCTTTAGATTCAACCTTAACGATTTATGCTCTTATTTGATGATATTAGCCTTTCTAACGCTATTTCTCATCTATTTAATACCTAACCACTATACAGAGGTGTTAAGCTTTTACAGCGGCTCATTTCTAACTATGGTGGTTTTTTATATTATTAACGGAACTGAATAAAAATGGAAGATACTGAAAAAATTACTGATAAACATATCAAAGTTCAAGCTTTGCAACATCTTTTAATACATTACGAAAATAAACATAAAAAGTATAAAAAAAACAAAAGAGAGGATATTCTAAAAGTTATAGATACTTATATAGCCAAAATTAGAAGAACAATTATAAGAGAGCTTGAAGAACAAGTAGACAACAATAACCAACCAATAAAATTTTATTAAAATGAAAAAGAAAGTTACAAAAATAACACAGTCTGGAAATTTTGAATCTCAATACGGACACTTCTATAAATGGCTTTTAGAGTTTGAAGATGGTTTCAAAGGGGAATATTTATCAAAAACTGAAAGTCAAAATAAATTCATAGAAGGTCAAGAAGTTGAAATAGAAGTTACAACAAGAGAATATAATGGAACTACAATCAACAAAATAAAACCAGCATCAACTTTTCAAGGTGGAAGTAAAAGCTTTACTTCAGCACCTAAAGACAATAAAACTCAAGAATATATAGTAAAACAAAATGCTTTAACTAATGCTTGTAATATAGTAGGAGAAGCTGATGTTGCTAAAATATTAGAGATTGCTGATTCTTTCAAAGAGTGGGTGTTAAATGATGTTAAACCTAAAAACGATAGCCATGCCTCTGACTTACCATTTTAAAAAGAATAGAAGAGATGAAGTCGCTGACTATGACACTAGCTACTGTTTTAGAGCTAGGATGGGGTGGCTGCAACTTAATAAAAAAGCGACTACTCTCATTGAGTTGGAAGATTGCTATCAAGTTACTTTAGCTGATTGGTATATGAAGGTAGAGGGCAAATATATTGAGTCTGTGATTAAGAGAAGAACTCAGTGTGAAGAATTAGATGAAGAATATAAAAAAAGTAAAAATGGATAAAATAGATAGAGTAAAAAATGTAATTTGCTATGTAACCAAAATGTCAGAAAAAGAGCTTTTATCAAAAAGCAGAAAAAGACACATAGTAGATAATAGAAGAATGGCTTTTGTAATTTGCAGAGATATTTTAGAGCTTAAATGGACTGAAATAGCTAACGCTTTTAAATTAAATCATGCTTCAATTATACATCATTATAAAAAACATCAAGACTTAATGGATTTCGATGATTATTATGGTAGAAAATATGATGATTTGTTAGAGTTTTTCAAACTTCAGATTGATTATGTTGAGCCAAAAGAATTAATACAAGAAATAGTAAACATAAAAAAGAAACGATATAATGATTATCTTAAACAAAAGCTAAAAGAAAATCAAGGACTAGGAATTTAATATTAACTAATTAACAATCAACTATGAAAACAAAATTATCACAAAAAGATAAGGTGCTAAGACATCTTAAAGAGATTGGACCAATAACTCCAGTACAAGCATTTTTTGATTATAGTATTATGAGATTAGCAGCCGTAATATTTATTCTAAAAGATGAAGGATATGACATTTCTACGACTATTCTAAAGTCAGAGAATAAGTTTGGAGAGCCAGTTAGTTATGCTCAATATAAAATAGAAAATGAAGCGAATTAGAGTAGAGAAGTCTAAGAATTTTACCACAATCAACAATGAGTTTATTTTTAATAAAAACTTATCGTTAAAAGCTAAGGGGTTGCTTTGTCACCTCTTGGCTTTGCCTAACGACTGGAAGCTATATGTAGAGGAGGTTGAGAAATGGAGTACAGATGGAAAGGCTGCAATCTATTCAGCATTTAAGGAGCTAACTTCAAATGGCTATATGAAAAGACAGCAAATTAGAGAAAAAGGTAAGATAGTTTCTTGGGATTATATTGTTTTTGAAAAACCACATACCGATTTTCAAGAAATAGAAAATTTAGATATAGAAAAATTACATATAGAAAATCGACCACTACTAAATACTAATAATACTAAATACTTAAATAAACTAAATACTAATAATACTAAAACAGAAAGGGATTACCCTTTTGAGTTAAACTTAGAAGCATGGAATTTATGGAAAGAATTTAGGAAAGAGCAGTTTAAAACTACTTATAAAAAACTAGGGGAAGCTGCAGCCATTTCTAAGCTATTAAGAATCTCCAACAACAACAAAGAAAACCAGGCGCAAATTATTCAGCAATCTATTGAGAATGGATGGAAGGGTTTATTTGAGCTTAAAACAGAAAAACAAACAAAAGTCCAAAAGATACTAAGCAACTATCACAAAGGACTAGAAATGATTAACAAAGAATACAATGGAACTTAATAAAATATATAATGAGGATTGTTTAAAAACGATGGCTAAAATGCCAAATAATTTTATAGATGTTATTATTACTTCTCCTCCTTATAATAAAGCTGGATATGAAGGTAAAATAAGAAAAAAACATAAAAATGATTCGTGGAAAGGTCGTAATATTGATTACAATAATAACTCTCATAATGATTTTATGAATGAGTTAGAATATCAAGAAAAACAAATAAAAGTTCTAAATGAAATGCAAAGAATTTTAAAAGATGATGGAAGTGTTTTTTATAATCACAAAATAAGAGTTGCTAATCATAAAGCATCACATCCAATAGAATGGATTTTAAAAAGTAATTTAAATTTTAGACAGCAAATTATTTGGAATAGAAAAAGCAGTCCAGCTCTTAGTCCAATAAGATATTTTCCAACTACTGAAATAATATTTTGGTTAACGAAAACGAATATACAACCTAATTTTATAAGACAAAAAAATTTATATTTTTCTGGAGAAGTGTGGGATATTACTCCAAAACCTAATAAATTTCACCCAGCTCCATTTCCAGAAATATTACCAGATAATATTTTAAAATGTATAAAAGATAAAAAAGATATTATAGTCTATGACCCATATAGTGGAATTGGCACTACTTGCAAAGTAGCAAATGATTATGGATTTAATTTTATAGGTAGTGAAATTGTATCTAGCTATATAGATATATTTTATGATAGAATAAATACTAAACAAACTAAATTATTTTAAATGACTAAAGAACAAATAATAGAAATTCATTTATTGATGGCTACTTTTAGATGCTTTAATGAACAGTTATATAATGTTAAAGGTACTCATTCTGGAGTAATGAAAATGAAGTTTAATAGGCTTTTAAAGGTAGCTAGACAATATGAAAGAGAAATAGTTGAATTTAATGAGGGAAGTAAAGAACTAGAGCTTATATATGATAATATGATGGATTTATTAATAGAAATAAAAAAACAAATAAATGAACAAAACTAAACAAGTTTGGAGCTTATATGCTTATAAAGTAAACGATTTAAAAAAAGGATGCTTTGAAATACTTTCTGCTCTTTATATACAATTAGGGCAAAACCCAGAGCCAGAAATAGTAGTATCAATGACTAAAATTTTTATGAATGATTTAGTCAATAAATATAGCTCAATGGAATTAGAGGAGGTTAAATTTGCTTTAGATGAATATATTAGAAATAATGATGGTCCACATTTTGTGAATGTTCCAATGTGGAGTCAAGCTCTTAGAGACTACAAAAAGACAAAAGCACTTAAAAGACAAACTAATCAAATAGACCAATATGAAATTTATAAAAAGCGTGTTGAGTCATTTAGTAATGTTATAGATAAGAGAGAGATAAAAAATATAGGCAATGCCGACAACAATAAGTAAACTAAAGAAAAAGCTAGATAAATTATTTAGCGAGTATATTAGAAGAAGAAATGCTAACCATTTAGGTAGAGTCAAATGTTTTACTTGTGGAATAGAGAAACATTGGAAAGAGCAACAAGCTGGTCATTTTCAAAGTCGTTCACACCACTCAACAAGATGGGATGAGATAAATGTTCAAGTCCAATGTGTTAAATGTAATATGTTTAGACAAGGAGAGCAGTACAAGTTTGGATTGTACTTAGACCAAAGGTTTGGAGAAGGCACTGCTGAGGAGTTAGAACATAGAGCAAAGACAATAGTAAAACTAAACAGAGTAGATTATGAAGAAGCAATCGAAAGGTATAAGCAAAAGATAAAAGAATTGGATTAACAACACAATGTTTAAAAGTAAAAATTTCGATATTTGGCTAATTAAATCTATTTTATATATTTACAACAATGAAAAAGACAGTAATATTTGAAGGAGGAGTCAACAAAGTAAGCACTCTAGCAGATGGAACTCTAAGTATAAACATACATACTCAAGAGCTACCAGAAGAAACAATGATGAGAGTATTTAGTCTTAGAAAGTCTCCTGGAATGGTTTTGATAAGCTCTGATGATATAAGTAAAGCAGAACAAGAAGAAGTAGAAAAGTTTACTTCAGATTTTGAAGTAGGTAAAACAAAAACATCATCACAAAGACTTAGAGCAGTTCTATATAGAGTATGGGAGCAAGGAGACCAAAAATATGACTTTCCAATATGGTATGAATCACAAATGGAAAGAATAATAAATAAGTATAAGACAACCCTTGAAATCTAGTAGGGCAACCAAGCATCAAGAAATATGGAAAAGAACGGAGAACGGACTAGAGCTTTTATTACCAAAAAAAATTAATACAGATATAGGATTTCAATTAATGTTTGGATATAGAGAGGATTACAAAACAGAAAAGAAAAAAATGCTAAAAAATGATGATAGATATTTTTGCAAAACATATTTAAACATAGAAGATTTTAAAAAGTATTTATAATGAAGATTGTAGCGAGTGTAAGTGTAGAAATAAAGCTAGAAGATACTGAACTACTAGATGATGGTAAAGAAAGGGCAATAGATAAGCTTATAGATACTCTGGATGAGTGGTTAAATAATAACGGAATACCTCCAATAATATCAATAGAATTTAAACTACCAGAGCATGATGAAAATGAACAAATTCTCAATTAATGCCTAAACTACCAAAATCTAAGAAAAAAAAATGGATTGCAAGTAGTAAAAAGGCTACTGGGTTTACTGAAAAACATAAGTCAGTAAATTATGATTTTTATAATTCAACACAATGGAGAGAACTTAGAAAATGGCACTTAGAAAGAAATCCACTCTGTCAATGGTGTTTAGAAGAGGGTAAAGTAAATGATAAAGATAAAATAATAATAGACCATATTGTAGAGATTAAAGATGGAGGAGACAGATTAAATCAAGATAACTTAATGACTTTATGTCTACCTCATCACAATCAAAAAACATCGTGGGCAAAAGCTAAAAGAAAAAAAAATGGAACACTCTAAATATTACTACGACTACACAAGGAATATAGATGAACATAAAGAGTTAATGAAAGACTTAAAGTCTAATCGGATACCAGAATACTATGTTGGTTCTACTTATGGCTATGAAGCTAGAAAAGTATGTGAGGATTGGGATTTGACTTATAATGTTGGAACGGCAGTAACCTATCTTCTAAGAAGTTCATTCAAACATGAAAGTCCATATGAAGATATACAGAAGGCTATTAATCACTTACAATTTGAATTAGATAAACTTAATAAAGAAGAAAGATGACAAGCGAATTACTAGACTTATTTGAAGAAGCCAAAAGAATAATAGACAAGCAAGAGGAATTAATAAAGATGCAGCAATCTTTAATTAAGACAATGCAACAAGGACTGCAAGGAGTAGAGCTAAATGAATTAC